TCACAATAAGGACACCTTCGTCTTGCATACGGAAAATCCTTAATTACTCTTCCCATAATATAGTGATTCCCAAATGCATCTGTTGTTCCGACAGGGTTTACAATTTCGGGAATAGAGTTTTCCATTCTATTCCTTGTCGTTTTTCTGCATGACGATATATAGCAGCATGCATAATATTCCAGCAATACCAAGTCCGATGTATGAAAGTATCTCAACTAGTTCACCCATCGTCTTCATCCAGTGGAGGCTCTTCGGTATAGTAATGTCTATCCATATCTTCAATCATTTCGGACAGTTTTTTGAATTCTTCCAACTGCTCGATCTTCAATGATGTGAATAATGATCTGATCATTTCGTCAATCCTGTTCGCTGCATGATATAGACCTTCCTGAAGGGCAGCCAGCTCCATGACTGTGGCTCTACAGTCCTGCGGTCGCTCCTCCTGGGACATGAGCATAAAATGGGGGATATACTCGCCTTCCCAAGGGACTAGTCTGACCATTATTGCAAGAGTTTCTAAATCTTGCAAGTTCATTCCATCAACCGGTGTTATCTTCATAGACCCCAACTCCGTCGCTATTGCAAACGACTATTTTTTCATATATAGAATCCTCTTCGTCTAATAAAGTATACAACATTTTGTTAGTTTCTGCATCTTTGCCATCGCTGAAGAAGGCTAAAGTGTCGCAGCGGGTTACGAAATCATCAGTGTCGTCAAAACATGGATGTTTGATAATAAGCGTAATACCTAGAAGACCCGCTATGTCTCTAAGTCTAATAAAGAAAGTAGGATTCCAGGTCCAGCAATATAACGTGCTATCGAAACAATTTACTAAAAATTTATGTATAGTTTCCCAATCATCATAACCGGTTTCCCCTACACATAATATAGACCTGTCTTTTAGATCAAGATCCATCAAATAGATCTATCTCTTTATACTTCTTTGCCGTGCCTTTCTGTGCTGAGAGCACAAACGCTATCGACAGGTGAAATGTTAGCAATAAACCCATGATTGATAGAAAGGCGATAGGAATATCGCTGTAGCGCATAGCGAGCCAGCTGGGGACAGATATTAAAGCCACCATGCACACATACCCGACTAGGCCGACAACGGTTTTCATGGAGGGAGTGTATCACATCGAGGCCGTCGGACCGCGGACTTGGCTGGTCCGCGACGAATCCCAAAAATGTGATACCCTGTCTCCCTAGCGCGTCAGCATGCCTAGCATATCGTAGGCTGTTGAATTCTAATTTACTGAATTTATGGTATGATGGAGGTACTATGGAAGTTATTGCTATTGTAGAAACTGATGATGGAGACAAATCAATTATTGTGCATCCTAGGCAAATCACACTTACGAAACTTGACGATCAATTCCTGGCTGCAACTAGGTGTATGAATTCCAACCAGCCAATTGTTTGTGAAGTTGATAAAACTGTAGCGTACATGCTAATGCAGAAGGGGGTTGAATGCCTTGACTGGAGAGAGTGACTTTCTAGAATATCTAGCAGATGGAGGACTGAGTTGGTTTACTCCTTCAGCTACAGATTCCTGCGGCCTAGCCTGGTCTACGGCTGGATTTACTGACGTGGCCTTAAACCTTATCAAATGTTTGAACGGTCTATTCATTCCAGTTATCTATAATAGCAACAAACTGAAGTACCACATTAACTTCTGTTCCCCAGAATATTTTCAATACGGCAACGAGGTCGTGGTCGGATACGCCCCGTGGGAGTTCACTAAGCTGCCCCAGCGTAAGATTATAAATCTTGACAGGTGCGATGCCGTTTGGGCAACCTCAACTTTTGTCAAAGATGTCTACCTCGAGCAAGGAGTGCAGCATGACGTGCAAGTGCTTCCTCATGGGGTGTCCTCAGATTGGGATATCAGGGATAGAGAAATATTGGAAGACTTCTATTTCCTATTAGATAATGGCGGAGACATTTTCACAGATGTGGTCTACGACACAATTGAAACATTCCTTGATTCGGATCTTCCAGATCATGTCTATCTAATAGTTAAAACAACTAGAACTTTGAGAAACACAGTAGATCATCCGAACGTGATTTATGTTACAGATTTTCTATCTTATGACAAGTACAGAGAACTTTATTACAAGAGTCATTGCATGTTATACCCATGTAACGGAGAAGGGTTTGGGCTGGTTCCTTTTCATGCCGTTGCTACCGGGATGCCCACGATCACTACACATCTGACAGGATGTGCCGATTACAGTGAACACACGATATGCTGGCCACATAACTGGGAAGAAGCTACTCCGCTTCTAGACGACGGATCCTCTTTGTATGAAGAAGATCTAGGTCTCTGGATCGTTCCAGACTACGGTGCTCTGCCAGAGATTCTGCATGACACGCTCGAGAACTACTCCGATCTCAAGCGAAAGGCGATCCAATCGGCAAGAATTCTTCGTTCGTCCGCGACCTGGGATCAGATGACTGATACCATGATCTCCCTGCTCCAGAAAATCTGAAATTTCTAGATTGACCTGCGAGTTTACAATAGCGAAAGAAGGCTAGATATGATAGAGTATAACCCTCGCCCCAATGATGAGGGCGAGAATTTTTTACCCATAGGAGGGGCGATGTCCGATACCACTGTTACCGATAATTTGATTGAATACAAGACAGCGGAACCAAAAAAACAAATAGAACAAAAAGGCTTTAAGATCAAATATCCGGCAATGTTTAAGGACAGCGGTTTACAGGGGTATAAAATATTTTTAGATAGGTACACTTTGAAGGCTCCGAAAGGAGATCTAGAAGAAGGAGATCTTGTATTGGCTATTACCAATAAAGATCCTAAGTGGCCCCAGAAAGAAATTGGGTATGTTACAGATGTGTTTCCCGAACAAAGAGAGGCTGTGATTTGGCTTGGTGACGGAGAGTACCTACCCGTTCATTGGGATTTGATTTCTAAGCCCCTAGAGTTGCATCCAGATGATGTTAAAAAGCGTGTGTCCAAGGCTCTGGCCAAGGATGAGGATGAGGCTATCCGGGAACAGATATCTGAATCGTTTGATAACATTCTTTTTGATTACTTCATTCCAGGTGGTCGAATCTTGGCTGGCGCAGGACAGAAGGGCTTGACCCTGCAGAACTGTTTTGTTCTGCCAGCCCCGGACGACTCGCGTGGTGGCATCATGGACAGCGTTAAGGAAATGGCTGAGACACATTCTAGGGGCGGTGGTGTTGGTCTCAACTTGTCTAGTCTTCGGCCGCGCCACTCTAAAGTTATTGGGGTGAACGGGAGTTCGTCTGGAGCAGTGTCTTGGGGCAAGATGTTCAATCTGTCTACCGGCTTGATCGAGCAGGGTGGGTCACGTCGAGGCGCAACAATGCTTATGATGGATGTGTGGCATCCTGATATCATGGAGTTTATTACAGCCAAGCAACAGGCTGGCGAATTTGAAAACTCAAATATGAGTGTTTGCATCACTGACGACTTTATGGCAGCTTTGGCCGCAGATGAAGATTGGGACTTGATTTTCCCAGATACTACAGATCCTGAATACGATGCTTTTTGGGACGGGGATATTCGTCGTTGGATTGATATCGGCAAGGATATAGTTGTGCATGATACAGTTAAGGCTTCTGCGATTTGGAATTCGATTATTACGTCAGCCTGGGCTTCTGCTGAACCAGGTTTACATTTTATTGATAGATCCAACAAAATGAGTAACTCTTGGTATTTTGCAAGACTGCAGGCTACTAATCCTTGTGGAGAACAACCATTGGAGGCTTATGGAGTTTGCACATTGGGTGCTTTGAATTTGGCAAAGTTTGTTGATGAAGATAGAGATGTCTTGTGGAATAAGTTGAGGTATGTTATCCGTGCCGCAGTAAGGCTTTTAGATAATGTGATTGATGCCAATGAATATCATTTTCCCGAGATTGATGACAATCATCGTGGAAATAGACGCATAGGTCTAGGCGTTATGGGGCTTGCAGAAATGCTAGTCAGGATAGGCCTCAAATATGGCGACGAAGAGGCGGTTGTCTTTACGAACGCTCTGTTCGAGACTTTAGCAGAAGAGGCATATCTGGCCTCTGTTGATCTCGCTAAAGAAAAAGGGGCGTTTCCTCGTTTTGATGCTGAAAAGTATCTAGAGTCAGGCTTTATGCGCGGCATGAGTGAGGAAGTTCGCACTGCTGTCCGCGAGCATGGTATAAGAAATGTTTGTTTACTAACCGTTGCTCCAACTGGAACAACTGGAACAATGATGGGAACCAGTACTGGTATTGAGCCGTACTTTGATTGGACTTATTCCAGGCAGAGTCGCTTAGGTATACATACTGAGGTTGTTCCTGTTATTAAAGATTTGGGACTCGATTTAGAGAATCTTCCGTCGTACTGTGTTACGACTAGAGATCTGGCTCCAGAGGACCATGTTGATATTCAGAGCGTAGCGCAGCGATGGGTTGATTCAGCTATCAGCAAGACAACCAATTGTCCGTCAGATTATACTGTAGACGAGACAGATCGCTTGTATCGTCTTGCATACGATAAGGGATGCAAGGGGATTACAATATACAGGGACGGGTCTAGGCACGAACAGGTTCTAACATCTAGTGATGATGTGGAAGCCGAATCGTGTAGAATAGATGATCCCGATTGCCAGACATGCGCTCTATAGTCTATGGACAAATATATAATAAAAGAATATATATGCCATGAAACTGGGGAATATGACGCCATAGAGTTCGTAGCAGGAGCGGAGGTTCCTCAAAGCTACTCAGGGGTGTCGGAAATCACTAGGTGTTTGGTCAAATTTGAACAAATTGATGAAGAAAACGACACATAGTCGTGCAAATACATCGAAATTGTGATATTATCTAGACATGGTTGGTAGAAATTATGTAGATCGCGGAGGACTTTTAGTGTCTGACCGCATTTTTGGTATTTGTGCGTGGCGATTGCCCAATGGGGAGTTGATCATGGACGCAGATCGCAACATTCTTTGCGCAGAAGGCTTTGTTGGCGACCCTCTTATTGAAAGACAGGTAGCTGAAGCCGCTGCATACTGGTCAGAGAATGCTGGAGGTAAAGTGCATTGGGTTGAGGGTGCAAGGAAGATTAGCGATGGCGAATTGGATGACCAAGGTGGAAGGCTGTTGGATGGAAAGATTCCTGATCCTATGGAAGACTTTTTTGATCCTACCAAGGTAATGCCAGGAGATGGAGGAAGTCATGACTAAATTTGTTGAAGACGAAGAAGAGACGATAGAAATTGATGATTTGTCCTATGTCGGATTCGATGTAGTTAGTAAGAACAATGATCATTTTAAAAAGGTCGATATTCAAAGTTTGCCCACGAAGATAAAACGGAAAGCAGCGAGGTTAATTAAGAAGGCGATTGACACTGAGGGGGCCAGTAGCAAATATGTTGACCCAGAGACAATCGATGGATACGCATTGTTTGATGTCGTTACTCCGCCGTATGATTTAGAAACTTTAGCAGAACTATATGAACAAAGTTCAATACATTATGCTGCAGTAAATGCAAGAACCATGAATACTGTTGGTCTTGGATACCGTTTTGACGACAGTGTGAAGGGGAAAAAGAAGTTAGAGCGCTCTCAGGCTTCAAAATCTAAATTAGAAAGAGTGCGACAAGATATTGATAGATCTAAAAGAAAGATGGAAGAACTGTTTGATGCTTTCAATATAGACGAAACATTTATTGAGACTATGATTAAAGTTTGGAACGATTATCTAACTGTTGGCAATGGCTATATAGAAATTAGTAGAACCAACTCTGGCAAGATCGGATATGTTGGACACGTTCCGGCAACTCTAGTTAGAGTGCGGCGCCATCGGGATGGCTTCATTCAGTTGGCAAACACCTCTAAAGTTAATGCTGTGTTCTTTAGGAACTTCCAGGATTTGGAGACTGAAGATCCTCTTGGTAAGGATTCGGCTCCCAACGAGTTGATTCAGTTTAAATCGTATACTCCGAATAACACATACTATGGGGTACCGCCAGCCGTTCCTGCTGCTGCCGCTATTGTTGGAGATAAATTCGCAAAAGAGTATAATATCGACTATTTCGAGAATAAGGCGATACCTAGATATGCCATTATTCTCAAGGGCGCAAAACTGAGTCAGAAATCTAAAGAACAACTTGTGAACTACTTCCGTCAGGAAGTGAAGGGGAAGCATCATGGAACTTTGATTATTCCTTTGCCTCCTTCTATGGGTAATGATTCTGACGTAAGATTTGAGAAACTTGAGGCAGGGGTTCAGGATTCTTCATTTGATAAATATCGCAAAGCAAATAGAGATGAGATTTTGGTCGGTAACCGGGTGCCAGCACCAAAGGTTGGCGTTTATGACAATGCCAACCTGGCTGTGTCACGGGATGCCGACAAGACGTTTAAGACTCAGGTTGTTGGACCTGATCAAAAGATTATTGAAAAACGGATCAATAGGATTGTTAAGGAATATACTGACAATGTAGAGTTCAGATTTGAGTCTATTGACCTTATTGATGACGATTTGCAATCAAGAATTAATGACAGATATCTTAGGACTGAAGTCATAACACCTAATGAAGTTAGGGAAACAATGGGCATGACCCAGAGAATTGAGGGCGACGAAGTTTTGCCCTTCCCGTCTAATGTCAAGATGAAACAGCTTGAGATGGATGAGGAGCAGGCCAAAGAAGAGGCCAAGAAGCCAACGGGTGCGCCCGATGGCAACGATAATGCTCAGTCTGGCTCTCCGCCAAAAGCGGGACCAGATCAACCGGGTGGTCAAGCCCCTACGGCGGTCACTGGAGAAAGGCGAGAACGTGGGGAAGCACAAGATGAATAAAGGAGGACACTATGTCTTATAATGGAATGGAATCTATCGTCTGGTGGGGCACCCCGGACGGATATCAGGACTCTGATGGAGTAATCCAGATTACGGCTGCTGGTGGCGATCATATTTCGATAAGTTGTTTATGGGTATGGAATTCACATGCGACGACCATCGCTACAATACAATTTGATGGTGGCTCAACTGACCAGCGCAGAATTGCAATACCACCTGGTGGCGCTGCTTACATGGCCGTACCCGGAAACCACCACAGTTTTGAAGTCAAGACTACTGCCGTTAACTGTCGCGTATTCGCTACAGGTTCTTAACATAACTTGCGTTTTGACGCAATAAATAGTATATTAATACACATAGGAGGCGATTATGCAAGATGATACGTTCCATGTGTCTTTTCCGATTGAGATGATCAAAGCGGAAGAGCGCATTGTAACAGGTGTTGCTACCGCTGACAACATAGATAGTTCTGGCGATATAATCGAGTTTGATGCCTCTGAGAAGGCGTTTAAAGCTTGGCGTGGAAATATTAGAGAAATGCACGCCCCGGTTGCCGTAGGTAAGGCAATCGATTATGAGCCTGTTGATTTAGACATCGATGGTGCTTCTCATAAAGGGATGAGATTATCGGCGTTTGTGTCCAAGGGTGCCCAAACTACGTGGGAGAAAGTCTTGGACGGAACACTATCGGCGTTTTCAGTCGGTGGAAGAATTTTAGAAAAGAAAATGGATGATACATTAAGTAAACAATTAGGCCGACCCATTCATCGTATAAGCAAATATGAACTTGGCGAGGTTAGTTTGGTTGATAACCCAGCTAATCCTGCTGCTGTTGTTGAGCTTGTTAAGTCGAATGCGGCTGGAGAACTTTGTTATGTATTGGAAACTGATGAGAATATAGAAGAAAATGGTGATGAATCGAACATTAGTTTGCTAAAAGATACAGATTATGATAACGTTTTACTTGTGGAAGATAAGCTCTTTGCCGAAAGTGCTGAAGTTTCTGGTACTCTCTCCGTTCAGGAGAAGGTATCTTTACTTCGGCGTTTCGTGAATTGGCTCCACGTTGATATGGAAGATGAAACTTCCGTATTAAATGACATCGAGAAGTTTGAAATAGAAGCTTCTCCTGACTCAAATCAAGATTCCGAAGGAGATGTAGATATGGATATTGATATTCTTAAGGATGCGCTTGGTGCAGTCGTTGATGAGAAGCTTTCCCTCTTTAAAGAGGAACTGAAGTCTGATACTCAGACTTATGTTGATGAAAAGTTGGATTCAGTTGCGAAAAGCGTTGAAGTTGAGGAGGCTGAGGTCGTAGAGGCCGAGGTTGACTCGTCTGCTCTTGATGCTGCTATTGCTAAGTTCCGTGAGGAGCTTGATGGTGCAACAGCTACCATTCAGGAGCAGAAGGATGCTCTTTCTGATGCTTCGGCTAAGATCGAGCAGTTAGAAACTGCTGGCGCTATTAAAAAGAGCGTCGAAAGCGACGAAGAAATGGTGGAGGATGAGATTATCGCGAAGACGGCTGGAGAGCCGACCTTCTGGGGCAACCTCTACCTTCCTCAAGAGCTTATTAAAGCTTTTGGATACGAAAAGTAAAAGGATATAAGGAGGAAGATAATGTCAACTCAGGAAGAAATTCTTGCAAAAGCAAATGAAGTTACTACCAGCGTTGTCGGAAACGCCAGTGGCGGCATTCTAAAGCCGGCTCAGGCCAACCGCTTCATTGATTTCGTTGTTGATCAGTCTACCCTCATGCAGTCCTCGCGAGTTGTGCGTATGCGGACCCCGCAGATGGAGATCGATAAGCTCTCCATCGGTACGCGCATCATGGCGAAGGCTACTGAGGCTTCTGACACCGGCGCAAACGCTGCTGTTACCTTCACCAAAGTGTCGCTTACTACTGTGAAACTTCGTTTGGATTGGGAGATCAGCACTGAGTCCCTTGAGGACAACATTGCGGGTGATTCTTTAGAGGATCATCTCGCATCAGTGATGGCTCGCCAGACAGCGAACGACCTTGATGACTTGTTCATCAATGGCGATACTACAAGTGGCAATGCTCTACTCAAGAGCCTTGACGGCTTTGTTAAACTTGCGTTAGCGAGTGGTTATGTTTTGGATTGTGAAGGCGGCATGCCGATTTCACGTTCAGTATATGATCGTTCACTCCGTAAAATTCCTAGCAAATACCTTCAGCGCCGCAATGACCTTCGGTTCATGTGCGGCCCGCAGTTGGTACAGGACACAATTTATCACTTAGGAGATCCGTCCGTTAAGGTTGATGGGAATGTCGCTTCTGGCGGCTCCCCGGTCAACTCTAACATTGGTGGTCGGTACTTCGAGGGTGATGGTGGTCCGAACGGTGGTCCTGGTGATACAGGCCTGCGTCCGTTTGGTATTCCGGTTCTTGAGGTTCCCCTCATGCCGGAGTCTGTTGCTGGCGATTACGGTGGCGCAGCGGGCGATCACGCCTACCTGCTCATGACATTCCCGCAGAACCATATTATTGGTATTCAGCGTGAGATTGTTGTGTATCGCGAGTTCAAGCCAAAGAAAGACACGATTGAGTACACTCAGTTTACTCGTGTTGCGTCAAACGTCGAAAACTTCGATGCTTACGTAGTCACTAAGAACGTTAAGCGCCGCGCCGCTTAACAGTAATTGAATAACTGATGAGGGCGAGGGGCAGATGAGAATCTGTCCCTCGTTTTCGTTAGGATGAAGTATTGTATTATGAAAGGAGGTGTGGTAATATTTAATCATGGCTGATAACAATGTAGTTACTTCCGGGTCCATTGAGGCTGCGGAAGTCGAAGAACCAAAAAAAGCAGCAGCTCCGGTAGAGGAAAAGAAAGCCCCTGCCAAGAAAACTGCTTCAGATAAAGATATACTTATTAAGATGGATGGGCCAAGAGGATATGCCTCAGGTGGACATGATTTCACTTTGGAGCACCCTTTCAAGGCACTACCAGAAAAGGAAGCATTGCGTTTGATTGCTACTGGCTCTTTCACTAGAGCCAAGGAGTCAGAAGTTAAGGCTTTCTACAAGGAGTAGATATGGTTGAAGAAGGCGTAGTAGAAGCATCGGTGGCTAATAAGGCTCCCGCGACTCCCGCGACTCCAGCTCCTGTGTCTTCAGGTGGAGACGTATTGGTTACATACATTAGAGGTGGTTCATATTCAATTGAGGGGCATCGTTTTAATGACGAACGTCCGTCAGATTTAGTATCTGCTAGTCTTGCTAATGTATTGTTGTCCACTGGATCGTTTGTTCGGGCTAGTGCAGTCGAACAACAGAATTATAGAAGTAATAAAAAATAGGAGGTTATAATGGCCGCAATTAGTAATTATTTGGAAAACGAGCTTCTGGATCACGTCCTGAAGAATGCAGCGTATACCAGTCCTTCGACTGTGTATCTTGCTCTCTATACTTCCAACCCTACAGACGCAGATTCTGGTACAGCAGTTTCGGGCGGATCTTACGCTCGTCAGGCTATCACTTTTGGATCAGTTGCTTCTGGCGGCACGATTTCTAACACTGCAGATATTACGTTTACAAGCATGCCAGCCGCTTCGGTTACGCATGTTGGTATTCATGATCATCTGACTGCCGGAAATCTGCTATTCCACGGTGCGCTTAGTTCAACTAAGTCAGTGGATGCAGGGGATACATTCAAAATTTCAACAGGCGACTTGGACATTTCGCTCGACTAATCGGGGTATATTATGACCCTAAAGAGACGAGAGTTCGTAGGAGCCGCATCAGAAACAACGCTTTCAGCAGGTATTAACTCTTCTGTGGCATCGTTTAGTGTTGCAAGCGGGTCTGGATTCCCTGACGGGAGTTCATTCCCGTTTGTAGTCGTGGTTGACCGTGGTGCTGCTGACGAAGAGAAGGTCTTGGTGTCTTCAAGATCTGGAAATACTTTTACCGTCGCGGCCAATATTGGCGGCGTTACGACTGGTCGAGGGTTTGACAGCACGACTGCTGCTGCCCACGATTCAGGGTCTAAGGTTGGACACGTTTTGGATGCCACTACGATGACCGATATCAGTCAGACAGTATATGATAACGAGGTACTATATTGGATGGGGGTAGCATAAATGGCACAGTTCACTGCAAAAAGTTTATCAAGAGGGCAGCCTGGTACGTCTATTGGTACTCTATATACTGTAACTAATACAAATGATTATTATACTATTGTAAAGAATATTATTGTTTGTAATACAACCAATGCAACCGCAACATTCGACCTTCATACGGTTGCGTCTGGCGGAACTGCCGGGGTAACAAATCAAGTGTTCTCAGACTTCGCTGTTCAAGGAGATGAGACTGTATCAATTGATGTTTCGCTGGTCTTGGCCAAGAACGAAACCATACAGGCTCTTCAGGTAACATCTGGAGCTTTGACCTTGACAATAAGCGGAGTGGAGTACACGACGTAATGGCCATTAGACACTTCCCTTCTGCCAAAATCTCCGCATCCACGACCCACTCAGTTAAGACAGAAACTACTGGCGGTGCCCCCACTTCAACGATTGCTGATGGGGCCATTGCCGTTGATACAACCAATGATGTATTCTATTACCGCTCGAGTGGAACCTGGACCCAGGTATCAACCACACCAACGACCGTTTCAGATACAGCCCCTAGCAGCCCGAGTGCTGGAGATTTATGGTACGAATCTGACACGGGTAATCTCCTAGTATATTATACGGATGCCAATACTTCCCAGTGGGTAGAAGTTGGTCACGCTGCAGATTCAACTGTAGTGGATTACGTAGTGAATGTAGACGGTGGAGTTCCCGGCAGTAATTATACTGGGATTGCCACCTTCGATGGAGGGGGAGTCTGATGGCTATTGACTTTCCCGCATCTCCATCTGTAAATGACGAGGTGTCTCAGGGCAATATGATTTGGTTCTGGAATGGAACCTATTGGGAACTTCGATCCAGTACATCAAAGTTTACTGCAGGCGATTCGCCTCCTTCAAGTTATACTGCGGGAGATTTCTGGTATGAGTCCGATACGGGTAAACTTTTTATTCGATACGACAGCACATGGGTTGAGGTAGGTCACGCCAGCGACGGTCAGTCATTTCAGGCTGCCGACACGCCCCCCGGTTCCCCAGTGGCTAATGATATTTGGTATGAGTCGGATACCGGTAAAACATTTATTTATTATGATAGTGTTTGGGTTGAGATTGGTTTTGCTACTTCGGGACAGACATTCAATGTGGGTGATGCTGCTCCTAGTTCTGCAACTGCCGGCGATATTTGGTTTGAATCAGATAGCGGCGGTGCTTATATTTATTATAATGATGGCAATAGCTCCCAGTGGGTTGAGCTGGGCCATTCTGTAAGTGGAATAAATGTTAATATAGATGGCGGCGTTTCAGGGACCAACTACGGTGGTCTAACCGCTCTCGATGGGGGTGCGTCGTAATGGCGACTAACTTTCCAAACAGCCCGACACTTGGAGACATACATCAGACTGCTGATCGTGTGTGGCAATGGGATGGGGAGAAGTGGAAGGCTACTGGTACTACTTCTAGTATATTTAGTGGTTCTACTGTAGTCTTTGAAGGTGCTACTGATGATATTCATGAAACAACTTTAACTGTTGTAGACCCGACCGCTGATCGTACAATTACTTTACCGAATGCAACTGGGACGGTTGCTCTTACTTCTGATTTGACAACTTATGCCCCGCTTGCTTCTCCTGCTCTTACGGGTGGAGCAACTATAACTAGCACAGACACCACCGTTGCCAATTATGGACCAACTATAGAATTGTGTCGTGACGGCACTCATGGGAATGACTACCCTATAGGACGCATCCTGTTCACTGGCGATGACGAGAACGATGCGAAGCAAACGTATGGCCAGATCAACGTTAACATCGAAGAGCAGGGTGCCGACGCATTCGGTGATATGGAGTTCTGGATTGGTTATGCCGGTAATGCCACGATCCAGCGGAACATGGTCATTGACGACTACTTTACGTCATTCTCTCATGACATCAGGATAGGCGACGGGTCAACTATGACCCAAGGATACGGGGCGCTAGCCAATGAGAGGATTTACACCGGGTTTTGGGCAGAGCTTGGGCATGACGGCAATAACAGTCTTACTGCTGATAGGACTTTCTTCTTCCCAGATTCGTCGGGGACGGTTGCTCTTGCGGATGATGCAAATAGTATTATTGCTGGGCAGATGTTCTGATGAGGAAGCATCATGCCCCGATTTGATGGAAGATTCTTCCCCTCTAGCCAAGTTGCCGATTGGGCCTCTGGTAAATTTGGTACCCCAGGCTGGTATCCCGCTGCTCCTACTGATGTAACACCAACAGAGGGCGATCAAGAGGTTGCCCTGGCATGGACTGAAGGGAATACACATGGTGCAGATATTACTGGATATAAAGTAGAAAAGAATGATGGTTCTTGGTCTACGGCAACATCTGATACTGGAAGTGGTACTGCTTCTTATACTGTTACTGGTCTTACAAACGGAACGGCTTACACCTTTCGTGTTACTGCTATAAACAGTGTGGGGCTTGGGGAGACGGTATCTTCAGTTAGTGCTGCTAAGACACCACGGGGTGTACCGGGAGCACCGGGAACCTTGTCGTTGGCCGAAGGAAGCCCAGCCCACACGGTTATCGATCTGTCGTGGTCGGCACCAGGATCAACCAATGGTGCTGCTATTACCGGGTACAAAATCCAAAGGTCTACTGATGGTTCTTCTTGGTCGAATGTTGTTGCTGATACGGGGAGTACGGGTACTACATACAGCAATACAGGTTTGACCCCAGAGACTACATATCATTATAGGGTGGCGGCGATCAACGTGGCAGGCGTTGGTGGTTATGGTAATGAACCAAATCGTGACAGCGGAGATGCAACTATGACGTATTCAACAACAGGTTCACCGACTCTTCGCACTCATGGCATTTACACATCCTTGACATTCACAGGTTCAGGCTCATTCAACATACTAACCAACCCACAAAGTCTTACTTTCGACTACATGATTGTCGCAGGCGGTGGGGCTGGTGGAACTGGAAATCAAAATATGGGTCCCGGCGGTGGAGGTGGGGGCGTTCGTGTTTTCACTGGTCAGTCCCTCAGTAGCAGTAATCATACGGTGACCGTCGGAGCGGGTGCAACTGCTGTTTGGGGCACAAGCACGGCTGGCAACGGTAGTAACACTACTTTCGTCAACTCGACTACGGGTGGGGGCGGTGGCGGAAACATGAACGGTAACACTCCCGTTAGCGGTGCCTCTGGTGGCGCTGGTGGTGGTGGTGCGGGCAGACGCAACACGAACTGGCCTTCCGGTGGTGGTTCTGGTAACGCTGGAAGTTACTCACCCTCAGAAGGAATCCGTGGCGGAAACTCTCTCGGGGACCAGTATTACTGGGTTAATAATAGTGGAGCCGGTGGTGGCGGTGGTGGAGCGACTTGCCATACAGGCAACGTGACCGCACCTAGCAATCGGCACGGGTCGGCTGGGCAAACCAACAACTTTATGACTGGCGCTACGATCACTCCCCCGTTCACGGGCGGGGTAACTGCTTTTTCAGGTGGTGGCGGTAGTTGCGCTTATTCGTCAAGTTATTGGGGGAGAGGCGGGCTCGCAACCGGCTTTTCGCCTTGGGAACTGTCAGACAGCGGTCTTTCAGTGGGAGGCACTGGTCGCTGTGGCGCTGGAAACGGCCACGGTTCGGGGCAGCCGGGTTCTGGAGTCGCTAACTCTGGCGGCGGTGGTGGCGGGCGTTCTGGCTCAGGAACTAACTCCTCTTTATTAGGGGGCAATGGAGGTTCAGGGGTTGTCGTCATTAGGTGGGTGACGGAGGGGTAATGGCACATTTCGCTGAACTAGACGACAGCAACGTGGTCGTAAGGGTTATTGTTGTTAACAATGATGTGGTTATCACCGATGGTGTGGAGGTTGAGCAGGAAGGCATAGACTTCCTCAACGACTTGTATCCCGATTCGGGGACATGGGTCGCCACTTCTTATAGCGCAAACAAGCGGCATAAGTATGCCGGGATCGGTGACACCTACGATCTTGATCGGGATGTTTTCTTACACCCCGTGGAACCGACACCGCACCCGTCGTGGACGCTCAACGAATACAACGACTGGGAACCACCTGTGGTTCGGGTCGATGGCTATGATTGGGATGAGGACACACTGGCGTGGGTCAAGCCTGACTCGCCGTACCCATCGTGGACATGGACCGACAACGAGTGGACAGCACCGACCCCAGCACCCGACAGTATCAAGGTCCACTTCTGGGACGAAGAAGCCCTGGAATGGGTGGATGAGCCTCCAGAAATCACACTTACCGACGCCGACGACCCGTATCCCGGCGATGGGAACAACCCACCGTTCTACAGATGGGACTATGGAACCAGAGAATGGGTAGAGGCTCCAGAATGAGCGTCGCAGAAGCCCTTGTAGAAGAAACCAAAGAACTGGGCGACATTTCCTGCCTACAGGTCGCTCCAGATTTGGCGACCCTGTTGTCGATCTTGACTCATGTCTGTCAACCTCGATTCGCTGTTGAGGTCGGCACCTTCACCGGACTTTCTTCATTAGCGATAGCCGAAGCCTTACCGGAAGGGGGCCGCTTGCTGTGCTGTGACCCTTCTGCGAGGTACACGGCGATGGCCCGCCGGTACTGGCACATGGCTGGGGTGAGTGACCGGGTGGAGTTAGTGGTAGCGCCAGCCGAAGAAACCTTGGCCCATTTGGACGAACAGGTCGATCTAGCTTTCATTGACATCCTCCACCCACGGGCCGTCTACGACCTGCTCCTGCCCCGGCTAGCGCCCCACGGGCTGATCGTCGTGGACAACATGGCCTACGACAAAACCAGCGGCAGAGGATTAGTGGATTACGTTAAGGCTGACGATGCAGTCGAATCCGTCCTATTGACGCTTGGAGGGGGGCTGCTCCTCATCAGAAAACGTAGGGAGGTAGAATAATCAAATGAATGCTATAATGGAGGCACGATGGCAATAGATTTTCCAAATTCACCCTCAAGTGGGGATATCTACACTGTCAATGGTAAACAGTGGCAGTGGGATGGAGAGAAGTGGATCGCTTATGGCGTTTCGCTGGCTCCTGATGTTTTAAAGGTTGATACCGGCAATAATCGTGTGGGTATTAATCAACTTACCCCAACGGTTGCGTTGGACGTAACTGGTTCTGCTCGTATCACGGGAGATCTGACTGTTACGGGTACCACTGTTACAGTTGATTCCGCCACGATACTAATCAAGGATCGAGTTTCCTTTGAGGGCGCTACGGCAGATGAGTATGAGACTGTGCTGCTAGCGACTGACCCCACCGCAGATCGGACAATTACACTTCCGAATGCAACTGGG